TGCGTAATTTTTCATATTTAATATTAAATTTTATTATTTAAAATAGGGAATCTTCATCCCAATCGTCATCTTCACCAGCTTTACTATAATCAGTAGGTCTAATTGCAAAAAAGTCGGTGTGGGTTACCCCACCTGTAAGGTGATAGAACCAGTCTAATTTACTGGATTTTTCTTGATTAACGACAAATATTTCTTCGTAACCCAATTCTTTTAATTTGTCGTTTGTTCTTTGTTTAATAAACTCTTTTAAGTCACTAGACTTTAAATTTTCTAAGTCTCCCATTTCAAACATTTTATCAATGAATTTTTCTTCTAACTCTACAATTAGTTTAGCTGCATCGTAAATGTCTTTTTTACTTTCTTCTCTTAATTCAGGATATTCTTCACACATGTGATTAAATAACCTACAACCCATTCGTGAATGTAATGATTCGTCTCTTACACTCCATTTCATTTGTTGTCCAATACCTTTAAGTTTATTTCTTAATTGAAAACTATAGAGTACAGCGAACGAGGAGTATAAAGAAACACCTTCTGCAAATCCAGAAAAAATAGCTAGACTTCTAGCTACTTCTTTTCTAGCTTCTGGGTCATCAACTAAATCATGGTGAATATAATCTGCCTTAGTATTCATTAATAATTCAAATTTTTCTGAAGTAGCTTCTTCATGTAAAAATGCGTCAAAATCTTCAAGACCTAATGTTTCGTTCAAATAAGAATATGCAACTGCATGTATAGTTTCTTGGCTACCGAACATCATCGCCATTTGTCTAATCTCATGTTTAGGAAACCAGTCAGTTACCATATTAGTCCAATAATCAGATACTGCACATTCAGTTTGTGCAAAACCTAAAAGAATATTCCCTACTAAATTCTTTTCTGATTCTGTTAAATTTTCTTTCCAATCTTTTACGTCTCCTTGCATGGATATTTCTGTATGTAACCAAAAGGCTTGAGCTTGTTTAAGCCAACCTTCTGTATAATATTCGGGATATTCAAATGGTTTATATGCTATCCTTTCTGTAAATAAATTTTTATTATCGTTCATTTTTATTTTTTTTTATTGTTGGTTTATCTGTTGGTTTCGTCTTGCTAGGGCGTTTCTAACTCTTTCTGCATTTCTTTGTTCCCTCTCTTGTTCCAAACCTAGTAAAGTTTGTGACTGTTCAGTGTCTATTTCTAATGTCGCGTTATCAAATTTACAATTTTCAAAAACAATCCCGTCTTTACCTACTCTAGATTTGGTGATGGCTATAGTAGCTAACCCCATTTCTTTTTGTTGTAGAGTTTTAGCTACGGTAATAATAACGTGACCTACTTGTGCCTTTTTAATTGACCCACCCATCATATCTGTAGTTACCACTTCAGAACTGATAGATGTTCTATTTCCTTGTGCGGCTGTCCAACCAGCAACATCTAATTCTGTACACATACTTTCAAATTGTCTCATAACTAAACCTTCTCCTTGCCAAACCTCACTAAAATGTTTGTCTGGTAAAATACAATCTATATAATCTACAACAATCATATCAAATTTATTTCCGTCAGCAATTAATTTTCTAATTCTGTTTTTTATTGCTGAAATAGTAATTCTATCTGATGGTAATTTTTCTAAAATTAATTTACCCCTACCTTGTCTGTACGGTTTAATTTTTTCTAAAACTTCTTCTTTACGAGTAGCTTGTTCTTGTGCTGGAATCTTAGACCAACAAGTTATATGTTTTCTTTGAATTACTTTTGGATTGTCTTCAAAAAATATCTGTAATACGTTAAAACCCATATTGTAAGCTGTATTAGCTATCTTTGTTAGTACGGTTGTTTTACCTACACCAGTTGGTGCTAGGAATACACCTATTTCACCTTTAGCTAATCCACCATCTAATACATTGTCTATACCATTTATACCTAAAGGTATTGGGTCTCTAAAGTCGTCAACCAGAGCCTCGTCTAGTTCTTCAAAAACGTCCATGGATGTGTCGTCACTTTGACCAACCTGAATTGCGTCTCTTATAAATCCTTCACATCTATCGTAGGATTCAAAGTCTCCTTTTTCTAAAATTTTACTAACTTTAGTTATAGCTTTTTTTAATTCCTGTTGTTTACAGAACTTTAAAGCTTTTTCTTGTACAAATAAATGGTCTTCTAGGGTACATTCTTTAATGTCACCTAACATATCAAATACTGTTTGTTTAGCCATTTCAGATGAGACTTCAAGGCGAGTAATCTGGTCCAACACATCAAATGTTGGTATTGTGTTGTACTTTTCAAAATATTCTTTCACCATTTGTGAAATTAATTTAAAATACTGATTATCGAAATACTTTGGGTCTATCACTTCTAGAATAGAATTAGCAAACTTTTTGTCAGTTATTAACTGATTTAAAAGTTTTATCTGAAATGTATGCCCTAGGTACCCGAAACTTTTGCTTTCCTTCATAGTCATAATCTTTGGGTAATTTATAAATAGTATTAAAGTGTCGTTTCTAGATATTTTTTAGTAACTTTTTGAGCTGACAAAACGTCACTTAACTCTCTTAAGAAAGAAGGGACAAAAGGTCTAATGTCCACAGTATACCTAACCTTTGCTGGGTATATCCAGGCTGGAAAAATTCTATGCATTATAACATCGTTATTTATTTTTAAGTAGATGTTAAAGTTTTCCTTACCTTGTGGATTTCTGTCTTGTTCTGACAAATTGACAGTGTTTGTGTATCTATTGTAATTATCTGAAAGATAATCTATAGCTTTCATTTTTAAACTATGCTGAACATCTAGTTGTATTTCTTCGATTAAGTCATATAACTCCAATGACTTAGAATTACCATGTTTAAATCCTTTAACATTAAAAAACCTTTGACATATAATATGGTCTTCTAATGATAATAGAAATTCTAGTTTAGTTATTTTTTTTTTCTTCCATTTTAAATTTGTTTTTCATTATAATACTTTATTTCTTTTTTTCTTAGTTTAATTAGTGGTTTGAAAAAATTAGTCCACTCGTCATTATATTTAGGTAAGACAGTAAATAAACCATCTTCTTTCATCATTTCTAAAACATTTACGTTTTCTCTCCCTTCAGGGTCTAGAGGTTCTTCTACCAATGAAAGTATTTCTGTTTTAGCTTCTTCTGTTAAAAATACATTTTTTAAATCAATAAGTCTCCTATTTATATCAAAAAATTTTTCTCCTTTTCTTCCATCACCACAAATACCCTCGTTTAAGTTTTTTAAACCCCTATCTTTACTACCTTCAGTTAAAATTGTTTTAGCTTTTTCACGCACATTTTCTAAAGTTAACTCTTTTTCTTGTATTTCTGGAAAGTGGTTGAGGATAGATTTTTCCCCAAAGTATAGTACCCCTTTTATGTTATCACTACGGTCACCTAGTAGTATTTTAATTAATAGGATATTAGATATTGGTAGATTAAGTGGTATTTTACCCCACTTTATTTTGTCTTTATATGTTAATAAACTTTCATCCCTTATGAGGTAAACTCTGGTTTGTTTATTAATCAGTTGTAGTAAGTCTTTATCGTTAGTTACTATTGTGGTTTTTTCTTTCGTGTTTTGAGTGTAATATGCTATACAATCGTCCGCTTCACAATTTTGAAATCCAGCTTGTCTAATAAAGAATTCTTCTAAGTACTGTGAAATTCTATTTTTTTGACGAAACATGTCGTCAATCTTTTCTTTACTTAGTTTCTTTTTTCTATTGGTCTTATATTCGGAATATAATTCTCTTCTAGATTTATGGTTATTTTTACCATCCCAGAACACAACTACTTTATCGTAGTCATACCTTTCTAAATGTTTCTTAATTGTATTAAGAAAATAAAATATGGCTCCAAAATGTTTGTCATTGTGGTAAAAATCTTTTACACCATGAAATCCTGTTTGTAGTACGCTATTGCCATCGACAATTAATGTCTTTAACATGTTTTTTTATTAAATGATTAAACACTATTTTTCTATTTCCATTAACTCAACTTTAAAGTTAAGTTCTTCCCCAGCTAGTGGGTGATTCAAGTCTAGAATTACTTTCTTTTCTTGTAATTCTTTAACTTTTGCTAAGATTGGTCTTCCGTCAATCGTTTGTCCTTGAACTGTTTCTCCAATTTCTGGATTAAAATCAGGTGGAAGAGACTCCTTTGGTACTTCCGTTTGAGCTTCTTCTTTTCTAAGCCCATAAGCTTCTTCTGGTTTTAAGTGTAGGTCTTTAGTTTCTCCAACTTCCATACCTATCACACCCTCATCAAATCCTTTTATCATTTGACCAGAACCCACTTCAAATTCTAATACTTGTCCTCTATCGTAAGAACTGTCAAATTTATTACCATCATTTAAAGTACCAGTATAATGTACTTTAACTTTACTACCTTTTTCTACTTTTGCCATTTTTTTTTTAATTTAAAATATTTCACCAGTTTCTTCAACTGCTAAGTTATAATCACCATCAGAACCTATAATATCTTTCCAATATTCAGAATTTTCAGACTTATAACCTTCTATTGATTTTTTCTCTTCTCCAGCGTCCTTTCCTTTAAGGAAACCATGAGGTGTTACTAATATTTTGCCGTCTTCGTAACCCAAACCATTAACATGGTTTTTCATAATTGAAATTTTAGTACGAGTCGCAAATTTTACTTTTCTTTTATCTTTTGTTGCTGTTATTTTAGAAGTTCCAGCATTCTTCTGATTACCAAATAAAAATACAATGGTTGAATTTAACCATAGTGATTCTCCTCCTTTAGCCTTAATTTTTGGTTGTGAGAAAGGGTTGTCTGGCAACTCTACCCAAGGTTGGTTGACTGTTACTAATGTGTTTAAGTATTTAGAATTGGTATTTCTAGAACCCGTAATCCTTTGGTTAATACCCATACCAATTTTATCTGATAGAACACTAGCGTTGTGTTGTTTACCTCCTTTACCGTCAAAGGTCATTTTACAGGGTACAGAACCTACTGAATCCCATAAAAGAACTAAATCATATTCTAGTTCACCTTTTTCTTGGGCATCTAATAATTCGTTGATGTAGTCTGTAATTTGCTCTATATATTCAAATCCATTATTAAATAAGAAGAATCCGTCCCAGTCACCATCTTTATCTTTTTCACATTCTAAACCCATGAGTTTAGCGTGGTCAAAATCCCATTTTTGTTCTGTAATAATAAACACAGGTAAAATACCTTTTTTTTGTGCATCTACAGCTGTTTTAACTAAAGCTGTGGTCTTACCAGTATCACTGTGTCCCAAAAGCATATTAATATGTCCCATGGCTGGTCCTGGTAATCCTGTAGCGTCTAGAAACGCTTCCCCCAAATCAAAAAATCTATCTGGTTTGAAGGAAGCTTTTTTAGAGAACTTACTTTTAATGTCTTTAAAACTTTTTTTCTTTATTGCCATTATATTATATTATTAAAATGGTAAATCACTATCTGTTTCTTGACCAGCTTGTGGGTCAACAGGTTTTCCACTATCGGTGTTAGAAGAGGTAGTAGTAGTACCCATGTCAATACTAGTTTCACTATCACCATAAACATATTTTTTAAGGTCTGTATCCCAAACTGGTGTTTCACCTCTTGAAATGGCATCTAAATATTCTACAGGTTTTTGTGAGTAAACATCTTTGTATGTTTCACTATTACCAAGCCATTCTTTTACTTGTGATTCATCATTAGATAATAAAGATGGGTCTTCAGCTAACACCATAGAAACTACAGTATAATTTCCTTTACCACTAGGTAGTGGGACTGATTTTAACATTAGAGTTAAATCTCTTCCCTCTTTAGGGTTTGTAATATCTCCTCTCTTTTGAAAGATAGGAATGATTTTATCCATGATTCCATCACCTTTATAGTTCCACTTAAATCTCCAAAATTTTACACCATCATCTTCAGCGTCACGGTCAATAACTTTTACGATATAGAATTTCTTAGAACGGTATTGTCTAGCGATTTCTTTATCTTTATGGTTACCTGTAAGTTGTAAAGCTTCTTCAACTTCATTTAGTGGACTTCTTTCACCTGTTGGTGAACCATCACCATTTTTTCCTGGGTCCATTAATTTAACCCATTTACCATCTACTTGTACTTCATGAAAATACACTTCTTTAAATGGTGAGCTACCATCACTGGTGGGTAGAATTCTAATATTTGCCTCACCTTCTTTTTCTCCTTGTGGTAAGTAGGTAGCAAAATATTTTTTAAGTCTGTCTTCTCTACTAATATTATTTTTTGGACTGTTGTTTTGAACTTGTCCTTGTTCGTACTGTTTTAAAACTGCGTCTAAACTACTCATTTGTTATTCTTTTTTTAATTAATTAAAATGTTTATATGTGAAAATATAACACATAAAAAAGGGGAAGTCAATGACCTTCCCCTAAATTTATAGTATTAATTTAAATTAATTTTATTCTTCTTCTGGACTGTAAACCCAACTATTTTTTATATCACCTTCACTATAATCACTAACCTCTTCACCGTTTAAGACATATTCGTGTTTGTCTTTTTGTTGTTTTAATTTTTCACCTTTTTCTTCCCAATAAGTTTTAGGAGATTGGTTAAAAGGTCCACTGTCTAAGTATCTAAGTTCTAATTTTTCAACTGGAGTTTGTGGTCTATATTTTTCAAATTTATCCTCCAAATTATCTACAGCTGAAATAATTTTATCCATGTTATTAAGTTTAGATTCTAGGTCGTCTAATTTATCAATTAATGAATTTAAATTTTCACTTTGTTTACTTATTGTAGTTTCTAATTCATCAGTTTTTTCACCAGTTTCTTTAGTCATATTAACTATATCTGTAACTTCTAATTCTTCTGTATTGTCTGAAGTTTCTGTTTCTAAATCTTCATCACCACTAGTATCTTCAGTATCGGTAGTATCTTCAGTATCGGTAGTATCTTCCCCACCTAAATCGTCGGCAACTTCATCACCAAGGTCTAAACCCGCTAACGGGTCTTCGTCTGCTCCCTCTTCTTCGTCCTCAGTTGGTTCCTGTTCCATTAATGAAACATTACCACTACTTAAACCCATAAATTGTTCATTTACATAATCACCAATTTGATTAAATCTCTTTAATTCTTCAGATAAAATACTTTCTATTAATTGCTTTTTCCTCATCTTATTTGGATTTTTATCCCATTAATAAACTTCTTCCGTCCTCTGTGATAACTTTTTTATTTACTCTTTCGATAAGTCCGTCTTTAGTTTTAATTGTTTTACACTCTCCAGTTTTTGTATCACAAACTTCTTCAAAACCCTCTTCTTCTATCTTAAGATTTCTATTATTTGTGTTTTTATTTCCTAAAAAGTTGTCTAAATTTTTTTCTATATTTTTCATAATATATTTCTTTTGTATATAAATAGTTAGTTTTTAAAGAAATGACTTAATTAAAAAACTAACTAAGCGTAATCATTTCCAACGGGCCCTGGGTCTCCCACGATATCGTCATTCGGTGGTGTAACTATTTGAGTATTACTAGGATTGACGGGTGATGTTGATAACCCTGAAGCTAAATCATCGGTACTATAAGGACTAGGGACTACTTTAAATCCTCTATTTTGTAATACATTATTTAATATAGCTTGGTTCATATTAGAAATGCCTTTTATATTACTATTTTCTATTTCTTGAAAAATTTGAGCTAGTTTTTTTCTTAGGTTATTGCCTAAAGTACCACTTAAAGCTTCTTGACTTCTAAAACATGGACACCTTTTATTTGAGAAGTCGTTATGTCCTTTAACAACTTGTTTCCACATACTAACAGTAACACCTTTTTCTTTGTTATTAGTAACCTTAGGGTCGTTCACAGTCACATCAATTGGGTTTATCCTTAATCTCATATTCTCATGAGCCGGTATGTCGTCATAATTTTGTTGTGAAAATGTTAGGTTTGGTTCTAATTCGAATATCTGGGTACCAAATAATAAATAAAGTATTGTCCATTCTAATGTATTTTTTTGTGCTGGAGTTGCATAGGCTCCACTACTATCATAAGAACCAATTTTTTGACAATCCGCAATCATAGAAACAGATATAGACTCTTGATTATGTCCTTGGACATGTGCACCGTCTTTATTTTCAGGTCTAGCTCCATATAAAGTACCATCTGGTTCATTGTCTCCACCAGCAGCTCCTCTAGAAATTAAGTAATGATATCCAATTCCTGCCCAACCTCTATTTAAGTGTTGGGAATTTATATTACCAACAGGGTCTGAGCCGTAATTTATTCCACCAGTAACATGGATAACCACATATTCTCTAGTTTTACTTCTACCTGGAAAATATACTTTATTATTTTTTACATTTTCATATTCAACTGTACCTTCTACGTTAAACCCACCTTCTTCAGCTACCTTTACTTCAGTTTCTTGTTTTTCCTTTACTCTACTTATTAATTTTTTATTAAGTTTAGCGACTACGTTTTCAATATCTGGTAACTTATGGAATGGGACTCTAACTCCAGTAAAAGTTGTTGTCATTGTATTTGGTTGTATCGTATGTTCAACATCCAAAATTAAATAAGGACCATTAAACATAGGTACATTTCTTAAAGTAAAATACATTGTAGGTTGTATACATACATTACCTAAAGACGTTACTTTACACGTATACGAACGTGATTTATATACGTTAAAAAGACTTAATCCCTGAGTCATAATACTATTATCATTAGCAGATTGTGCCATCATTTCTGTAACAACAAAAGATTCACTAGTATTTTTAAATTGACTTTGGTCTAAACTTATACCTTTAAACATTCCCTGAGATTGAATTGCAAAATCTACCGCGAAAGACATAACTTTATTACATCTAGCTGGGTCATTACAATTACTAAATAATGGATTTTCAGAAGTCCTACCCAACATAAATGAGTCATTATTAAATCTTGATTGAGGTCCTAGGTCGGACAATTGGGTTGATGGTGGTCCTACATATTGGCAAACGAATCTTGGAGAGGAGTCTAGGTAATCTACTTCTAAGTGGGTGCCAAATAGTGCATTAGCTTCATCTTGCGTGCTAAATTTAGGGATGGGTGTACTAGTATTAGAAGCTATACCATAAAAATTGATATAACTAGGCATCCCATAAAAATTAAAATAGTTACCTTGTAATAACGTACCTATAATAGTTAATAAGGAAGCGTTCGCGTTGTCTGGGTTAGTAAAGTTCTTAATCGCAGCAGTATCCAATACCGCCAAATCTCCAATGTCTCTATTCGCAACATCTAAAAATAAAAAATCTTTAAATATGAACTTTGAACCAAACTCTTCTCCAGATATCCATTTATCATTTAATGTTTTAAAAACCATGTACTGTTCTAATTTGTTTTCATCGGATTGATAAGCAGATTGATTTTGAAATTCTTCTACTTCACCAGAAACAGTAGTAGGTAAATCTTTTTTTAATCTTAGAAAGAGTTGCGTTAGGTACTCACTTTTTAAATTACTATAATTGTCTATAATTTGATTAAATATTTTACCTTTAAATTCTGTTACGTCAACTGGTTGGTTGGGTCCTGAAACAATCCTTTCAGTTACATACATTCTTATAACTTTACGTAATAATTTTATGTTATCAGAAGTAAATTCTATATTATTTTCTATGAAGAAATCAGTAACATAATTACCCAAATCCCCATATATTAAGTCTGTTGTTTGACCAGATAAGACTGGTGAATAAAACCCTACTTCTAATTGTAGTGTTTTCCATTCGTCTGGAAAACTAGTTTGGGAATCTAAAAGAGTAAGATTAGGTGGTAAGTTTCCGGTATAGTTGCCAAAATCATAATAATCAGCACCGTCCAATTGTAAAAATGATTTGAATGATTTAATGTTAACATCTTTAGGGTTATAAAAATTAAAGGATAGTTGTCCACCCAAAAAGTTTTTCATTATCTGACTTATGTTGTTAAGTTGTGCCGTATATAAATCATAATTCAAATACTTTATATTGGACATCATACTTTCATCTAATTGTGATTTTTTTACTTTCATCATTTCTCTGAATAGAGTCTGAAAAGTAGTTTCTACATTCCCTAATATAGTTGAGGTTGTGGCGGTGGTGTTAAATATGTCGTCTTGAGTGTCTTTTTTAGTGAAGTCCAAAAAGTATCTTTCAAATACATCTAAAATATCTGGAGTGAAAACATCAAATAACTCCTCTATACTAGCATAGTTACTAGAATCTGTTATTGTGAAAACTGTTTGTTCGTCCCTGCTTGGGTCTATAACTTTTAGGTACTGGTTTGGGTTAGGTAGTGTGTTTGTGTTGTGTTCAAAAAATCCATATCCCGCAGCTCCCCACATAAATCTAGTAGACCCGTTTGGTCCAATAGGATTATTAATTAGATTATTAATGTTTTGTTCTTCAAATTCTAATTGTTGATATTCTAGTCCTCCACAAGATGGGAACAGTAGGTATTCGGTTTCCGTATACCCCGAACTAAAAGAACTTCTGTTTAAATCTAAATAGGAGTACCAGAAATTACAAGTGGTTTCACCTGAAGGGGAAGAAAAAGATAGGCTTTCTAATTGGTTTATGAATAAATCTTCATTATCTATTTTAAGGTTTATCTCACTAGAAGATATGTCGGTACCTGTTATGTTTAAACTATTATATAATAGTTCCTCACCAGTCATAAAATAATAAATATAATTATTTAATTCTGGGTAGAATCCTAAATTAATTGTGTTTTGATTTTGACCATTATTATATTGTGCAGCAAAATCAATAGGTACTATAGTGGTACCTGTAGTTGTTGCACTTACCCCAATATTTAAATTATAAATGTGATTTGTACCATTAGAATTATTAAAATACTCAGCAGAATCAAAATTTTCCCAAACTGATGATAAAAAATCGGTACCGTTTTCTATGTTTTCTTTATAACGATGCCATATACTTCCATATTTTAATATCCACGCGTATGGTAAACTATGGACCGCGGAAACTTGGTTTAATATTTTACCTAAATAATCCCCATATACGTTAACATAATCTTGTTCTACTTTTAAACTCTTCTCTCTGAGGGTAGGGAGTGGTAACGAATTTAAAAATAAATAAGCTGCTGCTTTATAAACATGTTCATCACCAACATTATTAGTGTCTAAGGTTATTTGATTTTTTATTCCTTGTACAAAAGCGTTTGTAAAATAAGGTGTGTTTAATAGTGAAGTTATTTGTTTATTGTATGTATTACCACTGTAGTTATCACCATAATTAATTTCACCTTCGGTTAATAAAAAGTTACTATTTTTAGGGTAGGTATTTGTTATGTTTTCAAAATATGTTTTCCAACTAAGTGCTTGATTTTGTAAGTCACCAGCTCTTAGTAATTTAACACTAATCATTTGTGTAAGTGTTCTATATGACCAGTTACCATCAGTATAAAATTGTATATTAGGTATGACTCCTGATAATGTTTGGTTGGGTATATCTGAGGAATATGTTTGTTGGTTTGGTAGGTATACCACTCCGTCAGCAATGTGGTTTAAATTCTCATATGACGCAATATTTTGTCCTCCCGCTAAGTTACTAGAAACCCAACTATTGTTAGGATTACCATCAAAATGTGAAAAGGGATAAGTCTCTATTATATTAGGGATGGCGGGTTGTATTAATGCTTCTTTTAAAAATCCAACAGAATCATCCACATTAATTTCACTTAACTGATAATTTAAACCGTTAAATTTAACTTTACTCATTATAGCAAACCTACTATCGTTAATTTTAGTTCTGATATATTTTGTACTGTACTCGTCCCTAACTAATAATTGGTAATTATTTAATGGAGATATGGCTTGTAAAAATTCTCTAAATGAGTTTGCTGTGTAGTTTTGGTTTTTAAGTTGTTCACTTAGTGAAAAGTCACCGACTAAAATATCGGTAAGGTTAGCTGATTCTAAATTAGCAAAAGATTTATAGGTTGTTCTTGCATTTTTAAATTCTAATCTAGTAGCTAACCCAGAAAAATTAGTAAAAATAGTACCCCTATCCCACATTTCGTATAAAAATGGAACTTTACTTTTATTAGTATATACTGTTTGTTCATCTATGAAAAAAGAAGTTACTGGTAACCAGGGTTCCCCTACATTATCTGTAAAAAAATCAGGTTTACTGTCTCCTTTAATTAAAGCTTGACCCTTAAAAAATTCTTCAACAAATGAAACCTCTGGCCATAAAAGTGCGTCAAAAGCTTTGGTTTGAGCAAGAGCTCCTATAGCTCCTGGATAAGTACTAACATATGAAGTTGCTCCATTTTCTTCTTTTGTGATAAAGTAATGTGGCCAAGGATAGATAAAATTATCTTCTGGTAATTCTGTATTGGTACTGGATTGACCTGGTCCTTTGACCGCGTTTAACCTACGTGGGTCATTTCTTACACTAAAAGAATCACGATGTGTTTCATCCATTAAACGTAAAAAAGTGTCGGCGTGTGCTATTAAAATTGCGAATATATTTCTAACACTAGGTTTAAAACCTAAAATATCAATTACCAACCCATTTACGACATCAGTTAAATTTTTTTCAATAATATTTCTTTTAGTATCAAAAGAAGATATTATTTTACCTATTTTTTCTTCAAACAAGTTTGGTCCACCAGAAAAAACAAACCATTTATCTTTATTTTTAGGGTCAATTTTACCTTCATTTATTAATGAAAGAGGTAATGCTGGTGATATATTAATATCTTGTACAGTTATATTTACTGGAATTTTTTGAGGCC